TTAGGGCATACTACAAGGCGTACTTTATAGTTCGCATGGTTCTAATATCTATACTCCTTAATGTATTCCCTTATAGTCCTCGTGGCAATATCGCACAAACCATCCTGCTTATGACACTCTTGACTATACATGTGTATTTTATGTTGTTTGTGTCACCTTTCATTAAAGCAAAAGAGCAATTTGTAGAAATTTTCTCTAACGCCTGTGAATTAGGCACATATGCCAGTGGATTTGGTCTATTGATGGCACGAAGGCTTCACCTAGATAAACTCATAGCTCTAGCTGGTGATGCCATGTTCGTGTTCCAATTGCTATCGGTCGGCATTCAGATTATCGCCCAATTATGGAATGTAGTTCTTATCTTCCAAATAGTGAAATCTATCATAGAAGACAAGCTCTTTAAAAAGGACATAACCAAAACAGTATTTCAGGTATTAATATCTAAAAAATACGCAAATAGATGGCTTTTTCGTGTCCATCAAAGACCACTCAAGGAGTGGGAGTATATGTATGGTAGAAAGTCGCTTCCTTCTAGTCCCAACTTATCGCCGAAGGATATAAAATTAAATATGCTATCTTAATCTATATAAGATGCCACCGCGTGAGCGCAAAATATTAGCAGTTCTGTATGTATTATTGCGGAACCAGGGGAAGAAGCCACGCTTCTTAATAGTTAAAGACGCAGCAGAACACGAATGGACTTTTATTAGCGGAACATGTGAGCCAAGAGAGCCATACTCTAAATGTGCTGTGCGTGAGATATGGGAAGAAACACGGGGGCTTGTATCACTATCATCCCTTCCTAAAAGAACAAAGAGCTTCTCTACTAATTATAAAAACAAGAACGTTCGTGTAATGTTTATACCATTGCGACTCACAGAGGATGATATGGCACGCATGGCGGCTGATTTCACACAAATAGAGACATATGGGAGACCCGAGCTTGAAGAAAATACTATGCTTCGCTTTGAAACCATGGGACAATTTATGCGGCGTAAGCATGTGTGGGGATTTGTAAAGGACTTATGCCAAAAAGATGTATTCCAAGGATTGTGTCCCAAATAATTAGCTAATTTTACATCATTCCTGGCTTGTAGTTGCTAACCGTGACACCCATGCCCTTTGTGAAGACGCTCACAACGTAACCAACAATGGCAAGGCCAATCATGATAGCATACAGAATACCTATGATCCAGGCAAGTAGGTTGCAGCTGCCAACAGTAAGGCAATTCACAACATAGGTGCCATAGACAGCAAAGGCGTACCCCATGATGGCACCCACAAGAACATTGGGCTTACCAGAAAGGATGGCCGTTACAGCTATTAGTGAGAAAAGGATGGTGGCGAACAGGATGACCAAGAATGCAGGCATAGTCATGGTGATAGCACCAATCTTAGTCATGCGAGGAATAGGCTGATGAAGAACACCCATTATGTATGATTTCTAAATAGGTCAGATAAAAATAAATTTTAAAATTTTGTTTTTTCTTTTTTGTTTTTTTTAATTTTTTATTTGTTTTTTCTGTTTTTCAACTCATACTTTTTACTTCTTGCCACCCTTCTTAGCGGGCTTCTTCTCCTCCTCCTCAATCTCAACATCCTCCTCAGAAGCCTCCTCATCAGAGTCAGGAACCGAGTGGGGCTTGGCCTTACCCTTGGCCGAGTTGCCAGTAGCAGCATTCTTCTCCTTCTCCTCGTTCCAAGCCTTGACCGCCATGCTCATCATCTCCTTGGGCTTGGCATCAATCTTCTGCTCCTTGAGCATCTCGATGTGCTTCTTGACAAAGATGTTGTACTCGGAGGGAGGACGCTTGGGGGCGTTGGGGTCCTTGACCTTCTTGCCGGTAGCGACCTTGGCCGCCTTCTTGCTGTCCTCCTTGAGGACATCCTTGACCGAGGTCACGATGTCGCTCAGGTACTGCTCGAGGTTCTCCAGCAGGTCGGCATCCTGGTCGGTAAGAACCTCGTGGATCTTCTCGACCAGCTTGTCGATAGCCTGCGAGGCAACCTCCACCTCGTGCTTCTGGATAGCCTTGATGATATCGTTCATGGTTGATTGCTTCTTTCTGCTTGTATTGTCCTGCATCAATTTTTCTTGCAGGATTTCAATTTTTTGATGGTTCAATAAAAAATCTATAAAAATCATGTAAAAAATCATGATAAAAAATGAATACGAGACATAAAGATTAAAATGTCACTAAAATTACAAGATGAAGTGCTTTATGCATACGCATCTTCGCGTACCTTATGACGTATGTGTGAGACACATCAACAAAAGTCTTCACCATAACCTAACCTTTCAGGTTGTGAAACCTGAACTGCCAGATGTAATTGAGATAATGCCAATTAGAAATCTTCGCAATCTCACCATTACTGAAATGGAGGAGAAGGATTGTGATACTGGCGATTGCCTATCTGGTATCATCTCTTACAATAACGAGGAATACAGGTTCCGCACACATCAATGGTCGTACGATGTTGTACTCATGCTAGAAAAAACTAGGTATCCATTCCATCAAAGGAAGATAATTCTCCCTATTACATCATGGTGCTCTCATCCAGACGAGAAGATCTGTATTCCATATGAATACACTACAGATGCCCGTATCGTGCCGATTGAGTTCGTATGGGAATTCCTGTTTCAGCTTCCACTCTATTTAGATAACTGTGAGAATACCCTTTCTCATAGTTACATTGGCGATCTTGTATAGTATTGTATATAGCTTTGTTTAATAGCCCTTATGAACCTTAATCTTCGGCATATTCTTCCTCTTCACAATTAGGTTAGGATTGTACTCTTCATCATCATCATCATCCGCAGTAGATGTCCCCATCAGCCTACGCTGGTTCTCTAAAGCCTGCATATCCCATAATTCCTTAGAACACATACGGAATTGGATATTAGGGTCTGCCTTCCACCAGAAGACCTGGTCTTCTATTTTGTTGCTTTGTGTTTTGTTATCTATGACCATACATTCATAGTTCTCCGTACATTGATTTAGTACCTCATTAAATACCTCAAAACTCGGGAAAATACCAGCGTATTGTTCGTAAATCCTGTGTCGATTAGCAATATTTGGCTCACGCAGGATAAAGACATAATCCACATTGGAACGCAAAACGGGAGGGATACCAAGAGGATACTGCATCGTAATACACATAAAAACCTTCATGTGCCTACCATTCATAAACAATTGGCGAATGTTCTTATCTGTAGGCCATGACTTATCATAGAGACAATCGTCCAATATAAGAAAGGCGCGTGGATCTATGTCCGTGTGTCCGTAGCGCTCCTTCTCAGTTGTGTATTGGTTGGTAATCTTGAGTTGTCTCTCAACAAACTTTTGTAGGATATTTGGATCATACTCATCATATATAAGCATGCTAGGAATATGCTTGCCGAAATGTTTATTTACCTGTTCGGTAGGGCTAATTACCACACCAATCGGCATACTCCCATGATTTGACAGGATATGGGTTAGAGCAACCGTCTTTCCAGAATTGCGCTTTGCCAAGAAGATACAGACGCTGTCATCCTTGAGACTGGATGGGTCAAACTTTCTTAACTCAAGCTTCATGTAATTTTGTAGATTTTTGCCTTATTCATGGCACATATTTAATTTCATATAATTCTACGCATTAGATGTTATCAAAACGGGGGCAATCCTACATGGATGGGCTCATGTATTGTATCGAGCATGCTCTTTTCATAATTCGCTCCTTCTACAAAAGCATTACTGTTAGCTGTATCAACACTCATGTTTTCAAATAGATAGACAAGAATAAAGCAAACAATTGCGACAAAGAATAGAAGACCTATGCGAGAACCATTTGATGCTAATGGCTGATTTTTGCTTTCTCTACGGTTGTCATCTATCCGCTGAAGAACAAGGTACGAAATAGCTGTAAGGAGAATAACAAGTATCATTGCTTTACTTATAAAAATAATATCTCTAATTTTGCATTAAAAGAACGCATCTGTACGGTGCTTACGAAGCTTCGGCTTCTGTATCTGTCCTGGACGCCTAGGTGCTATAAACCTTGGCACAGCAGACTCGGGCGCAGGCTCTGGCGCAGGCTCCGGCGCAGGCTCAGGCGCAGTCTCGGGCGCAGCAGGGTGCGCAGTGCGCTGCGCAGTCTGCGGCGGGTTCGGACGCCGAGGCGCGAGGGCAGTCTGCGCGGCAGTCGCGGGCGCAGGCTCTGGCGCAGGCTCTGGCGCAGTCTCGGGCGCAGGCTCGGGCGCAGTCTCGGG